TCTGTAGAATATATTTTTAACTTAGGACGATTATGTATACACGGACATCCATTTTCGTGAAGATACTCCAGACAATCTAGATGATTTTTTCTAGCTGCATTAATACATGCATATTCATCCCATGGACAATTGTTCTCGTGGAGATATTTGAGACAATCTAGATAACCGTTTTCAGCAGCATATTCACATGCATCTTCATCCCACGGGCAACCGTTCTCGTGGAGATATTTCAGACAGTCTAGATGACCGGTTTCAGCTGCAACTCTACATGTTAACTTCTCCCACGGACAATTGTTCTCGTGGAGATATTTCAGACAGTCTAGATGACCGTTTTCAGCAGCATATTCACATGCATCTTCATCCCATGGACATCCTTTTTCGTGGAGATATTTGAGACAATCTAGATGGCCGTTTTCAGCAGCAACCTTACATGTAGATTCATCCCATGGACAGCCGTTCTCATGGAGATATTTCAGACACTCTAGATTCCCGCTTTTAGCGGCCTTCATATATGTATATTCACTCAATTTATAACCTCTACTATGGAGATATTTCAGACAATCTAGATGACCGTTTTCAGCGGCACATTCACATGCAAATTTATTCCACGGGCAACCGTTCTCGTGTGCATATTTCAGACAATCTAGATGGCCGTTTCTAGCGGCATTAATACACGTAGATTCATCCCACGGACAATTGTTCTCGTGGAGATATTTCAGACAGTCTAGACGACCATATTTAGCTGCAAACAGACATGTAAATTTACTCCATTTAGAACCTCTACTATGGAGATATTTCAGACATTCTAGATGGCCGTTTATAGCTGCAGAATCACACTTGTTCGTCTTTTGCAATTTATGACGATGTATTGATAAAAACTGTTGTGCACGTATTTTTACATCTTTACATCTAGATTTACAATCTTGACATATTTCGTATAAGTTATTCATTGTAACTTGTATTTATTCTAGTCTATTCTCATAAAAAGCAAAAATCAATTTTTTATAACAGTGCGACTTGTACTCAAAGGTTTCCCTTTGGGGACTTGTGTTATTGTGAACTGCAAATTATGGTTGATTAGGTAGCCGCTTCGCGGCCGGCCCCTAGCCACGAAGTGGCCGGCGCCTTCGGCGCTACGGGGCTATATTGATTAAACGTCATATATTTTTTCTATTTTAGGAAAAATTGTATTTCTTATTAATTTTAGATTAAGAGTACAGCTTTTACTTTACTACGATTATGTATACATGGACAACCGTTCTCGTGAGCATAGTTGAGACAATCTAGATGATTGTTTTTAGCTGCAGATTCACATACATCTTCATCCCACGGGCAACCGTTCTCGTGGAGATATTTCAGACAATCTAGACGACCGTTTTCAGCAGCAGATGCACATGTATTTTCATACCACGGGCAACCGTTATTATGAGCATATTTCAGACAGTCTAGACGACCGTTTTTAGCTGCAACCTTACATGTATAGTCATCCCATAAACAGCCGTTCTCGTGGAGATATTTCAAACAATTTAGATAGCCGTTTTTAGCAGCAGATGCACACGCATCTTTATCCCACGGACAATTGTTCTCGTGGAGATATTTCAGACAGTCTAGATGACCGTTTTCAGCAGCAACCTTACACAGTGACGCGTTCAATGGACAGCCGTTCTCGTGGAGATATTTGAGACAATCTATATGACCGTTTTTAACTGCATTACTACATGTATCTTCATCCCACGGACAATTGTTCTCGTGGAGATATTTCAGACAGTCTAGATGACCGTTTTCAGCAGCAGATGCACATGTATTTTTATCCCATGGGCAACCTTTCTCGTGGAGATATTTCAGAAAATCTAGATGACCGTTTTTAACTGCATTACTACATGTATCTTCATCCCACGGGCAACCGTTCTCGTGAGCATATTTGAGACAATCTAGATGTCCGCGTGTAGCTGCATTACTACATGTATCTTTATCCCACGGGCAACCGTTCTCGTGCGCATATTTGAGACAATCTAGATGGCCGTTTTCAGCTGCAAACTTACATGTATATTCATCCCACGGACAACCGTTCTCGTGGAGATATTTTAGACAATCTAGATGGCCGTTTTCAGCAGCATATTTACATGCATCTTGATCCCACGGACAACCGTTCTTGTGGAGATATTTCAGACAGTCTAGACGACCATATTTAGCTGCAAACATACATGTATATTTACTCCCTACATAACCTATAAGACGGAAATATTTCAGACATTCTAGATCACCGTCTATAGCTGCAGAATTCATTGTAACTTGTATTTATTCTAGTCTATTATCATAAAAACCAAAAATCAATTTTTTATAACAGTGCGACCTGTACCCAAAGGTTTACCTTTGGGGACTTGTGTTATTGTGAACTGCCAATTATGGTTGATTAAGTATATTGATTAAGTATAAAATATAATTTTTAAAAAGATATTAATTTGTTAGTAGTAAATTTTCTTTTACATTACCACGACAAAATGGACATGTTGTATCGTTGTTTTCATCGCTGTTTTTACTGATTATTGTATTACAACACCCGATACAAAGAGTGTGATTGCATGGTTTAAATTCGACTTTATTACGATTTGTGTAACATATACCACATTCTGTATTAGGGTCTTCTTTTTCTGCTTGTATATCGAACTCTGTAGAATATATTTTTAACTTAGGACGATTATGTATACACGGACATCCATTTTCGTGAAGATACTCCAGACAATCTAGATGATTTTTTCTAGCTGCATTAATACATGCACATTCATCCCATGGACAATTGTTCTCGTGGAGATATTTGAGACAATCTAGATAACCGTTTTCAGCAGCATATTCACATGCATCTTCATCCCACGGGCAACCGTTCTCGTGGAGATATTTCAGACAGTCTAGATGACCGGTTTCAGCTGCAACCCTACATGTATATTCATCCCATGGACAACCGTTCTCGTGCGCATATTTCAGACAATCTAGATAACCGTTTTCAACTGCATATTCACATACATATTCATCCCACGAGCAACCGTTATTATGAGCATATTTGAGACAATCTAGATGGCCGTTTTTAGCTGCAAACTTACATGTATCTTCATCCCATAGACATCCGTTCTCGTGGAGATATTTCAGACAGTCTAGATGACCGTTTTTAGCTGCAACTTTACATGTATATTTATCATACCACGGACAGCCGTTTTCGTGGAGATATTTCAGACAATCTAGACGACCGTTTTCAGCAGCAGATGCACATGTCATTCCATCCCATGGACATTTGTTCTCATGGAGATATTTCAGACAGTCTAGATGACCGTTTTCAGCAGCAGCCTTACATGTATATTCATCCCACGGACAATTGTTCTCGTGGAGATATTTCAGACAGTCTAGATGACCGTTTTCAGCAGCAGCCTTACATGTATATTTATCCCACGGACAATTGTTCTCGTGGAGATATTTCAGACAGTTTAGATGACCGTTTTCAGCAGCAGCCTTACATGTATATTCACTCCATTTAGAACCTTTATTATGGAGATATTTCAGACATTCTAGATGGCCGTTTATAGCTGCAGAATCACACTTGTACGTCTTCTTCACTTTATGACGAAGTCTTGATGAAAACAGTTGTGCGTGTATGTTTACATATGTACATCTAGATTTACAATCTTGACATGTTTTGTATAAATTATTCATTGTAACTTGTATTTATTCTAGTCTATTCTCATAAAAAGCAAAAATCAATTTTTAATAACAGTGCGAATTGTACCCAAAGGGAAACCTTTGGGGACTTATGTTATTATGCACTGCCAATTATGGTTGATTAAGTATATTGATTAAACGTCATATATTTTTCTATTTTAGAAAAAATTGTATTTCTTATTAATTTTAGATTAAGAGTACATCTTTTACTTTACTACGACAATACGGGCAAGTTAAATCTGGATGTAGATCAATTAACTTATTACTACATGAAATACAGAAATCATCATGATCACATGGTAAAAATTTAATTTTTGGTATATTTGTAAAACATATGATACATCTCTTTATATGATTATCTACATCTTGTTGTGTACGGTCTAAAGAGGTATCATGTTTGTGCAATGGTATACGATTATGTATACATGGACAACCGTTCTTGTGAGTATAGTAGAGACAATTTAGACGACCATATGTATCTGCAAACATACACGTCCATTCATCCCATGGACATCCATTTTCGTGAAGATACTTGAGACATTCTAGATGACCATATTTAGCTGCACAAGCACAAACCCAGGCATCCCATGGACAACCGTTCTCGTGAGCATATTTGAGACAATCTAGATGATTGTTTTTAACTGCATATTCACATACATATTTATCCCACGGGCAACCGTTCTCATGGAGATATTTCAGACAGTCTAGATGACCGTTTTCAGCAGCAGCCTTACATGTATCTTCATCCCATAGACATCCGTTCTCGTGGAGATATTTGAGACAGTCTAGATGACCGTTTTTAGCCGCATTACTAGCACATGTATCTTCATCCCACGGACAGCCGTTCTCGCGGAGATATTTTAGACAATCTAGATGACCGTTTGCAGCTGCATTAGTGCATGTATCTTCATCCCACAGGCAACCTTTATTGTGGAGATATTTCAGCCAGTCTAGACGACCATATTTAGCTGCAAACATACATATATATTTACTCCATTTATAAACTCTATTATGGAGAGATTTCAGACATTTTAGATCACCTTTTATAGCTGCACTATTCATTGTAACTTGTATTTATTCTAGTCTATTCTCATAAAAAGCAAAAAATCAATTTTTAATAACATTGCGAATTGTACACAAAGGTTTCCCTTTGGGGACTTATGTTATTGTGAACCGCCAATTATGGTTGATTAGGTAGCCACTTCGCGGCCGGCGCCTTCGGCGCTAGCCACAAAGTGGCCGGCCCCTACGGGCTATATTGATTAAACGTCATATATTTTTTCTATTTTAGGAAAAATTGTATTTCTTATTAATTTTAGATTAAGAATACAGGATTTACTTTACTACGACAATACGGGCAAGTTAAATCTGGATGTAGATATTCATCCCACGGACAACCGTTCTCATGAGCATAGTTAAGACAATCTAGATGACCGTTTTCGACTGCAACCTTACATGTATCTTCATCCCATGGACATCCATTCTCGTGGAGATATTTGAGACAGTCTAGATTATCGTTTTCGGCTGCAACCTTACATGTATTTTCATCCCATGGACATTCGTTCTCGTGGAGATATTTCAGACACTCTAGACGACCATATTTAGCTGCATTACTACATGTATTTTCATCCCATGGACATCCGTTCTCATGGAGATATTTCAGACACTCTAGACGACCATATTTAGCTGCAACCATACATATTGACGCATTCAGTGGGCAACCGTTCTCATGGAGATATTTCAGACACTCTAGATGTCCGCTTGCAGCTGCATTACTACAAGCCAATTCATCCCACGGACAGCCGTTCTCGTGGAGATATTTGAGACAATCTAGATGACCGTTTTTAGCTGCAACCTTATATGTATTTTCATCACATGGAAAATTGTTTTCATGGAGATATTTCAGACACTCTAGATGGCCTTTAGTAACGACAAACATACATATATATTTGTCCCACGGACATCCGTTCTCATGAAGATATTTAAGACATTCTAGATGCCCTCTATAAGCAGCAAGTCTAAATGTTAATTCATCCCATGGACATCCGTTCTCATGGAGATATTTCAGACAGTCTAGATGGCCGTTTTCAGCAGCAGAAGTACAGATGTGCGTCTTGCAAACATATACCTGTGGAAACAGATCAGATCCAGATTTACACTTTTGACATATTTTGTTGAAATTATCCATTCTTTTTATTTATACATTTTCTCTTTAACTAGATAGTACAATTTAAATAGTCTACGGCAAAGTGTTTTAGTAAATTATTCCGGTATTGTTCAAGTGCAGGTCCGTTTTTTCCAAAAATAGAACCCAGCCCAGTTTTCATTAAAAATTTGTCGTATTCTCCAGATAACCATGAACCTTTTTCCACAAAAGGAGATTCTTTTGGTATATTATAATTCTGAAACATGTTTAAAATAAAATTTCTTTGAACGTTGTTCTGAGGAAAGCCTCTGCTTTTCCAATATTCGTTTCTTTTTGGATTAATAGAATGTAAAACTCTTTCTGAGTGGTACTTTGATGTCTGTTCAAACGCTTCTTCCGGAGAAATTTTGTTGATAAAGCATAAAAGCGCACATACCAGCAAACTGGATCTTCCGTGACCACCTTTACAGTGAATATATATTTTTTTATTATCAATAATCTCGGCGAGCCAGACAACCAAACCAAAAAAGACTAGAAAATTTTCTGGAACACATCTGTCAGGAATTGTAAATTGTAATACTGAGCGGGATGTTTGATATGGTTGAATTTTTTTTTCATAATGAGAAGTTAAATCTATAATTATATCCACGCCCCATGACTCTAATACTTCTATTTGATTTTGAGTTGGGAATGCACCAAACAGAGCTGTGTCGTTAATAAAGAACGATGAAGTATTTGTAATATATACCATTTTCTTGGATAGTTTAAATTAAAACTCATATATTTTATTTTATCGTGTAGATCTTTTCTAATATGATAAATGTAAAACACGTATTTATTTTTCTATTTTTTTACCTAGAAAAATTCAACTTATTTAAAATGTCGTCTGTAGTTTTTACTCTTAATACTCCTTCTGTTCAAACTTTTACAAACCCTATGTTTGTACCAGTTCTTTGCTCTGACCAAGCCTGTAATAATGTTGTTTATGCAAGCAACGATCCTAAACTGTGTAGCGCAGGACACTCTGGTCAAAGAATCGTTTTAGATAAACCACCAGCCAACGGAGACTTGTTTACTGTCGACGGTTTAAACCCCTCGATCGAATGTTCTAATCTCTCTTCAACGGGATACAAAGACAGCTCGTATATAAATCTGCGAGACGGATCAATACAATACTATTATGATGTTGATCTGGCTACACCGTTTACACCCTATCTTTTTGATTCAAAACATAGAATAATTAAAGAAACATATACCGATCCCATGGGAATTTGCAAACCCCATTACTTTTTTGTGGAGACACAAAAAGCCGACACACCGGAGTCGTGTCTTGGATGCCCCACCTGGTTAAGAGATAGCCAGTTTCATAGAGAAGACATGTTAAGCAGGCAGCTTGCAAAGATAAATCAGAACAGTTATCAAGTAAATTTGCACATGTCCGGCTGTAACTCTTCAGTATAATACGTGTTAATAATTGACTACAAATTTTGTTAAAGCAAACCGTTGTGACTTTCAAAACACGATTCGTTTACTGTGTTTTTGTAAACACTATTGATAATTGGACAATTATCAATTATTAGGTTTATTGTTCAAAAGTTCAAAATTGTCAAACTTTTGAAAAACCAACAGCTGTGTTTTTTAGAAAACCAACAGCTTTATCAAATGCCGGGCCGGCAAGACAAGAATACCCAAGAGCTGTGTTTGTTGGAAAACCAACATCTGTTGGGTATCCTTCTCTTGCCGGTTCGGCAAGACAAGAATACCCAACAGCTGTGTTTGTTGGAAAACCAACATCTGTTGGGTATCCTTCTCTTGCCGGTTCGGGAAGACAAGAATACCCAACAGCTGTGTTTGTTGGAAAACCAACAGCTGAATTAGGTTCAAAGTTATTTGTAAGCAGAACAGGAGCAGGAGCAGGAGCAAAAAGACCAGGATTCGTGCCTCCTTGTGGGAAATACGCGTCTGTTACGTTAAAACCGGTAGCAGTTGACGGGCCAAACAGGTTTCCTGCCATATTATATAACCACCAGCTGTATAGATGAACAAGACCAACACCAACTATTCCACTAACAGCGGTCCAATTTATATATGGCATTCGTCTTTTTAACTCTTCAACTTGTGCTTTTTGTTCGTTCTCGTCGCCAAGCAAAAGTAAACCGTTTGAGTAGAAAGAATGATTTTCAACGGTTATACGTGTTCCATCGTCTCCATACAACGGGTTTTCTTTCAGATATTTGTCTATTTTTAATTTAATCAGGTCTCTGTTTGCAATAACTTTTTTTGATGTTTGAAATTTGTCGTACAAAAGATCCAGAAGATTTTGCAAACTCGACAAATCTGACTTTAACGATTGGGAAACGTTGCTTATTTCAACACTGGGGGAGGGTGTCTCGTAAAGACACGACTTGTTTCTGCCAACTTCAAGTGGATCTGCAAACTCCTGGGGCGAGGTGTATACGCTAGACGTTGACCTATTGGACACCTGGGGCGAGGTGTATACGCTAGATGTTGACCTGGTGGACATTGGGGGTGAGGCAGATGCTATACTTTTAATTTTTAAAGGAGTTCTTGTAAAAGATGTTGGGACTGTTTCTATGATTTGTTGAGTTTGTACAAATCCGTAGTACAAATTATCCATAAGATTTTGAAAACTCAACAAATCTAACGGTTTGTTTCTGGTCATTTCAAGTGGACCTGCAAGATCAGCTACTTGCCTAGATGTCAAGTTGATAGGCGGTGACCTAATGGACACCTGGGGCGAGGCGTATACGCTAGGCGGTGACCTTTTGGCGATTGGGGTTGTTTTTATGATTTGGGCGAGAGCCGCGGAGCGGGCTCGGCTTTGATTTAAAACATTAGGAACAGTCTTCGGCAAAGGTGAAGTCTGACATCCTGAAGTAGTAGCCCCGCAGGGGCCGGCCACTTCGTGGCTATTAGTAGAAGGAAAAGAGGAACAAGATGGCAAAGGTGAAGTCTGACATCCTGAAGTAGTATAAGAAACAGAGGACACACGATCGTCGGGTTGTCGAGTTCTAAAAGGTGTTATTATTTTGTCACCAAGATCCATCGGCGGAGGTAAGGCTTTTGATACAGCAATAGAAGGTGAAGAAGGCGTGGTGGGGTTGGGAGTTATAATAAGATTGCCGGCCGTTGCGCGGCTAGCCGTTTTGGAGGCGCCGCCGGCATAAGAAGGAATTTCACAAGCATTATTGTAACTTGATGGTTTGTAGTTCAAATAAGGGAGCCTGAAAAGAGCGTTTCGTATGGATTCTGCGGGCATTTTATTGATATTTGCGATGTTATATTTTTTTGCTATCATCATCAGCCCTCTCTTGTCCAAAAAATTTAAAATTTCTTTTCGTTGCGCTGGAGTTTGCGCAAATTCAAAATTGTCTATTAGTGACACGCCGGTGTTTCCATTTTTAAAAATTTGCTCTCGTAGCTGTGCAGAATTGAGGGAGGAGTAGCCATATATATTAAATTTTTGCGCCAATATGAGCAAATCTTCTTTTGAAAGGCTGTTTAAAAGTTTTTTCTTGGATTCTGTATTTGTAGCATTTATAAAAGATTTTACAATTCTTTTTTCTCTTTCGGAAAAAAATTGCACATTCTTAGGAATGTTGCACGTCGAAGATATAGGTGCCACAACTGGTGTTGGCGGGATTTTGTATACTAGATAGTTGACAATTTCTTCTCGATTTTTGTTTGGAACATCATAATGTTCTGCTAAAATAAGTAAAGATTGTTTATCTAAGGTGTTGAGATAATCTTTTCTAGTAGAAATTGTTTGAGCATTCCTAAAACCACTGATTATTTTTTGAGTTAATGAAACTCTATCTGTTTTAATTGATGTTTCATTAGGAGGTGGAATGTTATATAGAAGTTTTTTGATGATGTTTTCTCGTGTTTGAGTTTTATAATCTGGAATTTTGAAATATGTTGCCAGAACAAACAGTTGTTGTTTGTTTAGTTTTCTTAAGATGTCTCTTCGGTCTGCAATTGTACGAGCGTTTAAAAAACCTGCTAACACCGGAGGCACCGGCTGAGGGGTTTCCATATAACTATATGCTTGTGATGAAGCCGCATTCATAGTGGTTAATGGTGTTCTTCCGTTGCTAGACATCCGAATCAAAATTTGTCTCAGTTCTTCTATATTCATGTTTTTCGCATTTGGGACGTCAAAATGCGAAGATAACATATATATCGTATTGGCGTCTAACGTGTTTAAGATATCACGTCTTTTTTGCATGTCTGAGGTGTCGACAAGGGCTTGTATTCGAGATCGTTCTGTGTTTGATAAACAAGAGGGTTTCTGTGTTAAAACATTGTAATAAAATTCTTTTTTGGCACTGTTGCAACCTTCAGCTGGTAAATTGAAAGTTTTAATAACCTCGTCAATAAGTCGAGATTTTGGCGCTTTTTTGAGATCGTTAATAGAAAAACCACGCTGCTGTAAAAAAAGTACTAGTGCCGACTTGTTTAGATTTTCTAAAATTGTTTTTATGATCGTAGGGTTTTTTAAATCTAAGAACTCTTGCGTGCAATTTCTGTTCATTTTATATTCCTATACCTTTTTTTTCCAAATTAAGAACTACATGTGAAACAAACGCCGTTTTCAGAGTTACATACAAATGCAACATCGCTTAGTGTTTTCGCCGAAGGGGCTACCGCCAAAAGCGGCGGCCGCTGTACGGCTAGCCCCGTAGGGGCCGGCCCCGAAGGGGTTAAGGTTACTTTAACTGCGTTAACCGCAGGTTTCGTGCGCAAATAGTACATTCCGGTTTTAAGCCCCTGTTTCCAACTATACATATGAATTTTTGCCAGATAAGCAACAGACGGCGTGTCTATGAAAAGGTTCATAGACTGGCTCTGGTCTACAAAAAACTGTCTGTCTTTTGCCATTTGTATGATAGATTTTGGGGAAATCTCGAAAGCGGTTTTATACACTTGTTTTAATTCTTCTGGTATATCTAGTTTTTGCACAGAACCGTTATGTTCTATAAGTTTATTTTTAATATCCTCTGACCATAGATTTAGCTCCAACAAATCATTTACGAGATGTTTATTGATCACTACAAATTCTCCAGATAATAGGCGACGAGTATATATATTTGAAGAAAAAGGTTCAAACGCGTCGTTGTTACCCATAATTTGTGACGTTGAAGCGGTAGGCATAAGTGCGACAAACAGAGAATTTCTAACTCCGTGTTTCACAATTTTTTTTCTTAAACTTTCCCAATCCCAGCGTTTACTCAGAGTTGAATAAGAAAAATCGGATGACAGATCAAAATGAAACTTACCATGACTGAGAGGAGACCCCCTAAAAGATTCGTAGCACCCTTCTGTTTGGGCGATTCTATTTGATTCGCTCAGCGCTGAAAAATACAAAGTTTCCATAATTTTTTTATTTAATTTTCGTGCTTCTTCACTGTCAAAAGATATATTCAACATTGCAAACACGTCGGCAAGCCCCTGGACACCGATTCCCATTGGACGGTGTCTCAGATTTGAAAATTTTGCTTCTTCTATCGGATAGTACGTCTTGTCTATTATTTTGTTGATGTTTCTTACTATGGTTGATACTACCGATTCTAATAATTTATGGTTGAATTTTGTAACCACTCCGCGGCCGGTCTGACAGGGTATATTTTGAACAAATTTTGGTAAACACACAGACGCCAGATTACAAACTGCAATTTCTTTTTGATCAGTATACTGACATATTTCCGCACACAGGTTAGACGACTTAATTGTGCCCAGGTTTTTTTGGTTGCACGTTCTGTTAACCGTATCTTTGTACATCATATAAGGAGTTCCTGTTTCAATTTGCGTTTGAAGGATTTTTGTGAAAAGTGTTTGTGCGGAAATTGTGCTTCTGGCTCTATTCTCTTTTTCGTATTGTTCGTAAAGTACTTCAAACTCGTGTCCCGAGGTTTCGTATAATCCCGGACACTCGTTAGGACAAAACAGAGACCACATTTCATCACATTCTACTCTTTTCATGAACAGGTCCGGAACCCACAACGCATAAAATAAATCTCTGGTTCGTTGTTCTTCTGACCCTGTGTTTTTTTTTGCATCCAACACGTCTAATATGTCAGGGTGCCATGGTTCCAGATAAATTGCAATTGCACCTTTTCTTTTTCCTCCACCTTGATCGACGTATCGCGCTGTGCTGTTGAAAACTCGGAGCAACGGAATCAACCCGTTAGACTTACCGTTTGTTCCCATAATTGAGGACCTATCCGCGCGTATCTTGTGTATAGCCACGCCTATACCGCCGGCGTATTTTGATATTTGCGCACAGTCGCCCAGAGTCTTGTAAATCCCGATCAAACTATCATCGTTTATGTCTAACAAAAAACACGAAGCTAACTGTGCGTTGACTGTTCCTGCGTTGAAAAGAGTGGGTGTTGCGTGTGTGAAAAAACCTTTACTCAGCAAACAGTATGTGTTGTGTGCTGCTTCTAACCAGGTCCCGCCTTTGGCGGGACCATTTGCCGGGTCATAGTGAATCCCTATTGCTACGCGCATCAATAAATATTGTGGGCGTTCTACTATGTTGTCGTCTAATTTGTACAAATAAGAGTGTATTAGCGTTTTAAGACCAATGTAGGAATAATCAAAATCTCTGTCGTGATCAACCCACGAGTCTATATGTTCTGCGTTGGAGCTGACACAAATACAGAAATCTTCTGAAAAAAGATTGTACGTTTTTCCTGTATTAACGTTTCTGTAATCGCACACCTGTTTCACAAAACCAGAAAACGTGGGTCTGGTTTTATTATGCAAGTCGTACGCGCATATTTTAGAAGCGTACGTTATATAGTCCGGGTGTTTGGAGCCCAAGTTACTACACACGTTCGTAATGAGAGTTGTGAGAGTTGAAGCGTCAAAAAAAGATAGACATTCCACTTCTGCTTCCAAACACTTTTCCAAGTATTCTAAGTCTACACACAATGCTTTACCGTTGTAATTCTCGCTTAAAAACTTTATGGTTTGTATAAAACTATGAACATCTGATTTTGATTCAGTAGTCATTTTGATTATATATTCATAGTTATAAATTAAATTACTAACCATAAAAGTAAGGTTAGTAATTTATAAGTTATTACATCAATCTTTGTGCTGACATCCGGGAAATAAGTTGGGCTTGCGCTTGTGGAGTAAGACGACTCATCAGGCTGAGAAGAGGACTTTTGCTCCTGCTTGGGCTCTTTTTTCTGCGAGGGCTCTTAGACTTGCTCCTGCATTTTCGTTTTCTGGTGTAACAAATTCGTTCTCTACACCTTTTTGGGGAACGGGACTTAGACCTAGCTTTCGATTTCGCTTTGGGTGGCATCTTTTTACAAACAAAATATTTTTTTTTACAAATTTTTTCCGCTAGCGCTTTCGGCGCCGGCCGCAAAGCGGCTAGCCGCTTTGCGGTTACCAGTTGAAGCCGCTCTGAAGTTTCTTATAAGTGGTCTTGGATATACCTTTTAATATCCTGAAGTTTTACAGTATAAGGAACCACAATTAGTTTTATTCCGTTTTCGTGACATAATGTCGCTTTCATTTTATCTCTGTATTTTGTGTTGTAAAAGCTGTCTCGGGTTTTATGAAACACGGGAGTGTACTCGTAGTGCTGAATGCCGTTATACTCTATTGCAAGTTTGAGCTCGTCGTTGTAACAGTCTAGTTCGAGGTTTTTTCCAGTAATTTCGTTTTTCAAAAAATCTGGTCTATGTTTGATAAAAGGTTTTTGAGTTATTTCTTCAATAACTCGTTTGCATTCTTGTTCTCCTTTGCTCTGAATGCCGTTCGAATTTGCAGAAAAAGATCTGTTTTCCCAAGCCGCTTCGCGGCTTTCTGAGACAGACTTTTTAGGAGCAAAAGGAAGTTCAAACAACGCTTTTATGGTTTCGTCGTAATTGGTGTATGATCCTTTTTGTCGTGTTAAGAAATTGAAAAGGGCAAACATCAACAGAAAAAATACACAAAAAAGAATTATTTGTCTAGTATATTTATCTATGGTTTTTGTAAACCATTCTTGCATTCTGTTTTTTTTTGTAAAATATAAAAATCTAAATTTTTAATATTAAGATCTTTATCATATGGACTCTCTAGTGCTTTTTTGCACGCATCTTCTCCTTCCGCAAATTGTTGTACATAATAAGCACTGATTGATAATTCTTGCCATCTATCATGATTGTAAGTTTTATCACGAGACCACAAAAGCGTCTGTTCTGGGATCTGTAAAGCGCACGCCATTTTTGAAAATGCAAAAGCCAGTTGAAACTCTCTTTTATTTCTAAAAAACTTTGCAAGCTCAACCAGTGGCTCCGCTCTGTTCAAAAAATCGTAAGCCTTTAAAAACCAACAAACACCAGCATATCCTTGTTTTAAATATCCACACTTCATCATACTAAGAAACTTTTCTTCAAAAAATCCTGCAGAGTTTTGAGCCCTCATTTTATAGTACTTGTACGCGGATGTTTTATTTTCTAAACATTCATAAGTCTGAGCCATATAATATTGAGTTCTAGAATCGTTAGGTTTGTTTTGTAAAACTTTGGTTAATACAACAGCGTCGTTTTCCCATCTATTTCGAGTTTTTCCATCGTTGTCTGCAACTCTGTCCTGGTAAATTTCCATTTTGTCTATTATTTTATGAGTGTTACAATCACCAGGTTCTTTAATATATTCGTGAACTGGTTCAACATATATAAAACCTCTGTTTGGTTTTACTATTTTGATATTAAAATAACACAAATCATTTCGGCCATTACCAACAAACCACCTCTGTTTAACCATAAAAGCGTCTGGTGTATTATATTTTTGAATGAATGTGTTTTGCACTATATCGATGCTTTTATTTTTTTGTTTTTTTTTCCGCCAAAGGTTGAGACTGCTTTGCGATTTCCTCTGTTTGATTTTAAAACAAACGTGTTTGTTGCCTTCAAACTGGCTAACGCTTTCTGCGCCGGCCGCTGTACGGCTGTCTTTCTCCGCCGAAAGCACGCGTGGCGTGGCGTCTACGACGGCGTCTTTGACGGGAGTGTCTGTGGTGTTTTGGTTGATGTCTAGAGCAACTATTTCGTCTCTAAGAATATCTGGAAGCGGACTAACCCCTCTGTACTCGTCGTTACTGTCTAGTAATAACACATAATCAAATACACGTGTATTTTTTTCGCGTTTTTTATTATTTATTTCGTTTATGAAATCTAAAAGCTTGTTTCGCGATGTGGAGAAATCTTCAAACTGTCCTGTCAAAAGAAAAAATTTTATATTATTTTCGTTGCAAAAATCTTCAACCACAGACACCGTTTTATCCTCCGACCCAGTGTCATACAAAGCAACTGCGGAAACGCTAGTTTTTATACTGTTTAGAGATACAAGTATTCGTTTTTCTTCATTCTTGACCATTAAAGCTGCAATAATATTAATCATTTTTTTATTTGTCTTAGATATTTAAGTTAAAAAGACGTTTACTACGCGAGTGTTATAGATTTTTTGTGATTTTGGGATTTTTTATTAAAAAAGCCAATGATTGAACTATAGTGTCGCAAACATCGTCGTGTTTGATAAGCAGTTGTGTTTTTTTCAAAACGTCATCTGATATGATTGCTGTAATAGCGTGTGCCTTTGCCAAATCTACAATTTTTTTTGTCAAAACTAAATTTGCAACCCATTTTTTGCGTTGATTTTTATTAAGATCTTCCGCTGTAAACATTTTAGTTTTCAGAGTAGAAGACACGCTTACTATTTGCGGGTGTGGTCCTGACTTTTCTCCTGTTACATATTTTGTGTGTAAATAGGACCAGACGTGCTGTGATATTCTCTGAGCTCTAATGTTGGACCGTATCTGTTGTTCTATCAAAATAAACTCGCATGCACATATTTTATCATCATATGTTTGTAGAAGATTGCTTATTTTACAACATGACTCAACTATGGTTTGTTTTTGTTTTTCAATGATATTGTATAGGTTTACATCTTCTACTTCAAAAACAGGTGTGTTTTCTTCTTTAGTAAATTTTATAAAAGAAAACGCAAAATTTTTTTCTCCGATGTCGAAGCTTATGATATGCATTTTTATTTTGATATGTTTCTTGAACCAATATATCAAAATATTCACCGCGGCGATGCGACAATCTTTTATTTTATAATTTTGTTTAAATAGAACAGAACTCGTAAAAAATTTGATTACTTTTTTCTTTATTTTCTAATTTTTTATTTTAAATTAGACAGAGTTCAAAATTTTAGTGGCAAACGACGCTGGATATAATTACGTAATTCTTTGAGAGAAGATGAAAATAAATATCTCTGCGGAGTCAAAGCTTGGAAAATGACAAAAGATCAAGTCCAACACGCAGACACCTTGTTACACATTATAAAGACTATCGCTAAGACGGTTGGATTATGGTTGATTTTTCAATGAAGATGACTGTTAAAAGCGGAAAATCGAAAAGAAAACCAAAAAAGACAACATCATATTAAATATAAGATAATACTGGTTCATTTCCCAAATATGAAGGGTCTGTCTGAATCCATTTAGTATTATACATGTTGTTTTTTAAACTTTTTGTATAACATCTTTGCATTTGTTGTGTGGCGCCCCTATAGCAATGATTTGGTTTTTTTTCTTCCTCGGTGTGATCATCACATCTTGTATTTTGTGGTGGTGTTCTGGGATAAAACCCAGCTTCTCTTTCGGCAATAATAGGAAAACAAGAAGTATATTCTCCTCGAAACCAGTTTGTATATGGAAAAAAGGCTCTGTCTGGTTCAAGTACTATATTTGTTTGATAAAACCGAAAAGGAGTGCTGCTGTTTTCAAAAGCAGTAGAATATTCCATTAAATGTTTATTTGAATACATTTTTTATTTACAATATTTGAATTTAAGAAATTTTTAATAAATAAACACTTATATAATAACCTTTATGTATAGGTGTTAAAACAAAAAATCCAAAAAAACAAAAAACATAAAAACTAACCATGATTAAAAAAATTTTATATATTACTGATCTACATATCAAAATTAAAAATTTAAAAGAAATAGATGTACTCATACAAACTATTAAAACGTATAAAAACGTGTCTTTAGTTGTTATAGGAGGAGATGTTCTTAACAAAAAAGACATAAACGAAACATGTTTCTACAAGGCCCGAGAACTTATTAGAGTGTGCTCAAAAGTTGCTATGACATACGTTTTGGTTGGTAACCATGATTATATTGACAATAATCAATTTTTGACAAATAATCATTGGATGAACCATATCAAAAACTGGTCAAATGTTGTCATAGTAGACACAGTAATAACTGTTATGTACGGGTTTCAAATAACTTTTGTTCCGTATGTTCCAACGGGTAGACTGGTTGAAGCACTGGATAGTTTTAACAAAGAGGCTAAAACATCTTGGAAAGAATCGCGTCTTGTTTTCGCACACCAAGAGATAAAAGGTTGCATTTTAGGAAAATCAATTTCTGATAAAGGAGACAACTGGGATCCGTCGTATCCAACACTAATAAGCGGGCATATACACGATCAACAATTAGTTAACAGAAATGTCGTTTATCCAGGGTCTACAATAAATCAAGGACCTCAAAACAACCAACAAAAGGTATTGTTTATCGATACATTTTTTACAAACGGAGTGTTTAACTATAATATGAAGTGGTCTTATTTTAAAACAAATATAAAAGAAGAAGTTTTTACAAAAACGTTTGATGATTTGTACGATATCTATAAAAGAAAAAATTTAACAAACACTATATTAATAATAAAAGAGAGTGACACTTCTAAAATATCAAAAATTAAAAACTCTCAAATTTACAAACGCTTAAACAAACGCGTATATTTTATTGAGTTTAGATATTAAACTATTAATCTTACAATAACATCTTTTAAAAATTTTAAAGTTTCCAAAACAATTGTTTTGGAAATAATTAATAAAATTATCGAAATCAAAATCTTTTTTTGATAGTGTAAAAACACAATGCCAACTTACTTAAACTCAAACAAATTTCCGCTCTCAAGATGCGGTGATTCTGGTGCGACATCTCAAATTCCTTGTCCTCTCATATATGAACACATCAAATCGTGTCCTGTTTGTCAACAAGCAGTCAAAAACACGTGTGCATCTTTGACACACAATGGAACAGTAACTTTGCAAGCAACAACGATAGATAAAAACACTCTCGTTTTGTATGGAATATTTCTTCTGTTTATTATCATTTTAATCGTTGTCATGTTCAAACACTGAATTACAACTGTTCAAAATTAGATGTTTATCAAAATCAAAACTAAAAAGTTTTGATTACGTTTTTTGTTTATCGATCTCTTGACAGATCAGCCACGAAGTGGCCAGCGCCGAAGGCGCTATACGTCCAACTTCTCATCGTCTATTTTTTTCATGAGTGTAATCAACGTGTTCTCATCTATTTCCGAATTTTCAATAGATATATTATTGTAACTGTACTGGACGTTTTTTTCTATCAAATCTTCTTTTATTCTGTTGTACAAGGTTTTCGAATTAGGGTGGCATGTCAAATCTAACAACACCTGTATATTATACAGAGCTTCTTGAGTTCGTAAAGATGTTTTTACTCTAGAATCTTGTGCTCTGATCGTGTAATACGTGTATTGTGGTTCTATTCCATTTCTTTTCTGTGTTCTCTTGATAAGAACAAACCGCTCTTGTTTATTTTTCTGTCTTGGAAGCGGAGCTCGATCTTTGACGGCGACTCCCAGTTTATGTTGGATAGTTTCAATCTGTATAGTTTGTTGACCAGTAGTATCTAAGAGTTCGTTGTTTTGATCTAAGAGTTCGTCTAATTTGGCATCAAACCGAATCTCCGTTTCTCTTGATCTCATGTCCATTTGTTTGATTAAAGCTGTTAACTCGTCTATCTTATCGTCTTTCAGAGCTATTGTCTGTTCTAGTTGAAACCGCCCCCGTTTTCTAATAGACGGCAGGATCTGCTCGTATACAAAGTCTTGAAATGTTTCTGCAAAAGATGTTCTGCTTTTCATAATTAGAGCATACAAACCTGGTTCATTTATGTATATTGCTTTACCGTCGTTATACGATAATTTAGAACTAGGAATTCCAATTATGGAGGTGAGCACCGAAACGGTGCTCACCTCATCAATGATTGTTTGAAGATCTTTTTTATGTTTAAGTTTCACATGGTCTTGTAAAGCTTTTCTAGCACTTTTATATTCCAGAATAGTACACACATCTATTCCACAAAAATACGGATCGTCAAACGTTCCCACGATCTTTATTTTTTGGCCTGGTTTATTTTGAAAGTCAAACTGGACACAGTTGTCTTGGAAGTTGATTAAAGACTGCATTGTAGATTTTATAATTTCATATGATTAATCATATGAAATTTCAATTTTTTTCAAAAAATGTTAATTCGTTTCTTTTTGAGACGCATTTTTGTATAATGTACGGTGATTTTGGTAGAGCTATCGTTTGTTCTAGTTGAAACCGTCCCCGTTTCCTAATAGACGACAGGATCTGCTCGTATACAAAGTCTTGAAATGTTTCTGCAAAAGATGTTCTAGCGCCGAAGGCGCCGGCCACTTCGTGGCTACTGTTCATAATTAACGAATATAAACCTGGTTCATTTATGTATACTGCTTTACCTGCATGATATGATGGTTCTATACTAGAAATTGCTGTTATGGAGTTGGCCCAACTCTTTAACGATTGTTTTGAGATCTTTTTTATATTTAGGTTTTACATGCTTCTGTAAAGCATCTTTAACATCTTTGTATTCCAGAAGCCACGAAGTGGCCGGCCCCTGCGGGGCTAGCACATACATCTTTTCCACAAAAGTACGGATCGTCAAACGTTCCTGCGCCGAAGGCGCCGGCCCCTACGGGGCTACGATCTTTATTTTTTGGCCTGGTTTAGTTTCAAAATCAAAAAATACATGGTTGTTCTCGAATTTGATTAGAGATTGCATCGTGTATTTTATTATTTCATATGATTAATCATATGAAATTTCAATTTTTAAAAATATAATCCATGTTTATCAAATTTGTTCGATCATAACTCTTAAAGTTTTTTAATTGCAAGTTGATATCCTTGATGGATTAATTCATATTGATTTTTATATTTTTCTAAAAATTTATTCATAACATTTTTAATTTGAATACCGTCGCCGCCGTTGTAATCATCCATCCACATTATTCCATTTTTTTCTAAAACTTTAAAAGAATTTTCCATATCTCTCCAAATAAAATCTGGTTCATGAGATCCGTCAATATATATAAAATTATATGTTTTTTTATTATTTTTAAAAAATACGTCTGATGTAATTTTATAAACTGTTATCTTTTTAAAATTTTTACAAATTGAGATATTAAAATCAAAATTTGTTTCTTCCATATTTTGTAAAAATTTACTATGATCATTATCATTAATAGTTAAAAACGGATCAACACATGTTAAAGTTGAATCTGGATTTTCAAGAAAATGATCGGCAAAAAAAACACTAGACAATCCTTCAAAACAACCAATTTCTAATATTTTATTTTCTTTAGATTTATCCAAAAATTTTTCTAAAATGTTTTTTATTTCACTATTTAGAAACCAGCGCTGTGAGTACTTGTATTCCATAATTTTTATATTATAAATTTATATATAAATACAAAAATATTTATAAAATTTTCAATATCAATTAAGATATATCTTTGAATGCATAAATTTTGATTTCTACAGAAATCAAAATTTTTACATGTCGCATAAAGGTGACTCTTGTAAATATATTCTAGAACTTTTGTATCCAAGAATTGTACATACATCTTTTTCTTTGATCTTATATATATAAACATTGTGTTTGTAAAAATGGAAAATATAACCCAATATTTATCAATTGAAAATTTTTTGTTCAAATATCCAAACATATATGAAAGTCCATATTCGGTTTTAAATCCATATAGAGACCAAACGTTTAACGATGTTATTGTTACCAAGAAAGAGTTTTCTAATCTAAAACTATCAAAAACAGAACCAATTACCAAAAAAGGCACGGGTGTTCAATATCGACACCAAAAGATTATTACTCGTTTTATGAATTCGAAAACGCCATACAACGAATTATTGCTTTTTAACGAGATGGGGACAGGAAAGACTTGCACAGCTGTTTCTGTGATCGAATCTTTTAGAAAAACTTTTTCAGATGATGATATGTGGAAAAACATTGACGGAGCAGTAATATGCGCAAAAGGTTCATCTTTATTAAAGAATTTCATAAACGAGCTTGTGTTTTCATGTACAGACGGGCGATACATTCCAGATAATTATGAGAAGCTTACATCATATGAAAAAACATTTCGAGTAAAGAAAAAAATATCTGATTTTTACGAAACTCACACATTTGAGACGCTGGCCCGAGAGATGTCCAAAATGACAGATTTGAACATCATAAAAAGGTTCAGTAACAAGATATTTGTAGTTGATGAAGTTCATAACCTTAGAGAACACGGAGGTCCAGAAGATACATATGATGATACAATCACTGCCGAAGGCGGAAGCCACGGAGCGATTTTCAGTGGGGCCGGCATCGCTACCGCCTTTGGCGGCGGCACCTTTGGTGCTACAGCTCGTCCTCCCCTGAATGTGTATGCAGAGTTTCATAGATTGTTTCACTTGATTAAAGAATCTAAAATTTTGTTGCTTTCTGGCACGGTAATGAAAGACGACCCTATAGAATTTGCAAGCGTAATGAATCTTATTCTGCCTCTTGATAAACAACTCCCAACTGGAAAAGATTTTTTAAAATATTTTTTTGATTCTCCAGATGGTCCTCAAAAGCTCTCTGTCGCAATTCGAGGCCGAATATCTTATTTGAAAGCTATGATATCCAGCGTTAAAAAGGTGTTTATTGAAAACCAAAATTTTGTGGCTTCGACTGCGGCGGCACCAAACATGTCAACCCAAGGTTTGCAACATTTTAAGATCTACGCACAAAACGCACACCCATTCCAAAACCAAAGCTGTTTAAGAGCCTACAACACTGACCTAACAAATGCAAACATTTTTATCAACAGCAGACAAGCCGCTTTGTTTGTATTTCCTGATGGTTCTTACGGTATGGAAGGTTTTAACACATATGTTATTAGCACAAAAACAAAAAATATAAAAAGTTCTATGAATCGGAAAGAAAAAAGAAAATCATACCAGTTAAAGCGCGAATTGATCACATCCATAAACGGCAACATTGAAAATCTTTACAAATATAGTTGTAAATATGCACATGCCATAAAAACTTTGCTAGAAAACCCGAAATCGAAAAGTTTTGTGTACTGCGAGTTCGTAAACGGGAGCGGTTGCATCTTGTTTTCGAAAATATTACAACTTTTTGGATACAAAGAAGCCACAGGCGAAGAGTATACACCTCACCCTCGTTTTGCTCTAATAACAAATCAGACCTCGTCCCCGGCCAAAATACAGAAACTAGTAGAGCGCTTTAACGAATCTGATAACGTCGACGGAGATTATATATCTGTCATTATAGGCAGCAAAGTCATTAGCGAGGGTTTCACTTTTAAAAATATAAAACAGGAATTTATATTTACCCCGCATTGGAACTATTCAGAAACGTCACAGGTTATTGCAAGAGGCTGGCGAACAGGCTCGCATGACGATTTAATAAGGAGAGGAGATTCAGAAGTCCAAGTCTCTATTTATCAATATGCAACTATCTGTACAGATATAGATGCATCAATAGATTTAACGATGTATAAAATATCAGAGAACAAAGACATATATATGAAAAAAATAGAACGAGTCGTGAAAAAGTCTGCTTTTGATTGCCCTCTTACCATCGAGAGAAACAAGATACTAGGGTATAACGGAATGAGAGAGTGCGACTATATGGATTGTGATTACGTTTGTGACGGGCGCGTAGGAGACGTAGAAGATACGTCGTCGTACGATTTTTTTTACAACAACACGGAAGAGTTGTACGCCGCGCTGTATTTACATTTTCGAACCAATTTCGAAATAGAACTGTATCAGATATTGTCTATGTTTCCTCAAATGACACTTGTAGAAATAATCATGAGTTTAAAAAGTCTAATAGACCGATCAACACAGTTTATAAACAAGTTTGGTCACATAGTGTATTTAAAAATACAAAAAAATAAAGTGTTTATTGTAAACGACCCCAAAATACCAAACAACGATATTTTTGTTAACTACTACAACAAAAATTTGTTGATCAAGAACGGCGATTCTTTTTCTTATGAGCTTTCACAAATAATGATTGATAGGTTGCCGTTGATAATAGAACAAATATTTGCCCCAACTTTATACAGACGAGAGATAATAGCGGAGTTGCCTCAGCAAATCCAAATTATATTGTTACAGGGGTGTATAGAAGCAAAAATTAAAGACACAGGATACAAAGTAGATATTCGTGAGCAGATTCTCGAAGCGTTTAAAGGATTTTTTAATTTTATCAACGACAAATGGGTCGTGTGGTTATACAAAGACACGTACAACATATCAGTGTACAATCCCGATAAATATGATGTATTGTTTAAAAAAACAGGGTTGTGGGAAATAGATACAAATGTGAACATTGATGAGTATTTGATGCAAAAACAAAAAAAGCTTTTCGAAACTCCTGTTGGCGTTTATGGTTTGTGGAATCCTCATTTGAAAGAATTCTGTTTACGAGAATTAATTACTCAAAAATCAACAGATTTGAGAAAACTCAACGTAGGAAGAAGATGTAATGACTGGAATTTGACATCGTTGACAAATCTGGCTGCAAGGCGTATGAAAATTGAGCCTCCGAGCGATTTTTATGAATTTACTACATTAGAAGACTTGATAGAGATTTCAAGAAACATGCCAAAGAGGATATTTGTAAATACCGATTTTGAAGATCGAGATGTTCTAAGAAGAGTTATTTATTGGTCACAGATTCCGAGAAACACAATTTGCACCAATATAAAAATATGGTTAGAAGATAGAGGTTTGATAGAAGAGAATTTTGATTGTGGAACTCAAAAAAAACAAAGAAAAAAATATTTAACGTAACAGAACGCGTTGTAGAAAAATATCTTATATGTTAAAAAATCGTACAATGTCAGATTCTGGTATTACTTATTTGCTATATGCTGTGCTTGTAGTTGTCTTGGCTCTTGTTGGTAGATACATTGGTAAAATGTACAACTACCCGGGAACAGGCACCGTAATTGGAGGATTAGTTGGAATTGGTTTGGTATACTGGCATGCGAACAGCTCGTCAGATAATATGTCAATGATGACATAAACATCCACGAAGGGGCTAGCTTTATAGCGCCGAAGGGGCTAGCCGCTGTACGGCTATAAGAGCGGTCAGTTTTATGAAATCTCTAATAATAATGTTTAAAAGAAAATTTTTGTTTTTACAAATATGGATTTGGAAAAACAAAAATTAAACCGTCACGACAGCGCAGCCGGCGCCTTCGGCGCAAGCCCCGTAGCGACACCCGCGGCTAGCCCCATAGGGGCCGGCCACGAAGTGGCTACCGAAGGCGCCTTCGGTGAAACAGAAACGATGTCTCTGGGTGACTGTTTTGACGGCTTTTTTTGGAAAATAATCAACGATTTTTGCTGGTCGTACAAAGATATCTTGTCTTGGGAAGATTTTTATAACCATATAAACGTAAAAATTGTAAATTTTCCTTATTCGCAAAACGTGATGAACATGTTATATAATTTTATAACAGCAAAAACAGACCTATTATACTCTAAATTGTTTCCCGATTTTATTAAAAGTCAAACTTGTGCCGGCCACTTCGGCGCCTTTGACATAGATTTTGTCCTTATCAGGTCTATTTTAGAAGAAATAACAAGTTTGGGAAAAAATCATTACGAAGCGGCCACTGCTGATCTGGTATATAACATGTATATATACGATAAATATACAATTCCAGGAGGGTTGTGTAAAGTTTTCACAACTTTTAATAACACTAAAATCTTAAGGTGTGAACATATACCAAACATGGCTGATTTTTCTTTAGATGTGGCTTTCGGCGCCGAAGACGCCGTCTCCGAAGTGGCTACCGCCAAAAGCGGCGGCCCCGAAGGGGCTCCCGTTGGTTGTGTGGCTTCTGATTCCGACCCCGAGTAAATTCAAAATTTATAAATTTTGAATTTGTTTATACTTTTTTTTCGTTTTTAAACTCAAACTTATCAAAACAGTCCTGGTCGCAAAAATCTTTGACCTCGCCAGAGTATATGGATTTGTAAGAAAGATTGTAGACGTGTTTGTTACAGAAACTGCATGTAGTTATTGGTATAACGGTTATCAAGGTTTTAAGTTTTTGAATTAACCCCGGAGCAAATTTCTCTCCTGGTATCAGCTGGTTGTTGTGTTTTTGTGCAATTTGGGGTTTAATACGAAGATAGACTCGTCCCTCTTCTGGTAGTATAGTTGTTAACTGTAGCCGAGTAAAGAACGACGTTTCAATTTCTTTTCTTATCTGTGCGATAAGCTTTCCTACTGAAACCACAAGCTCTTTTTTATTTACGGCAGACAAAAAGTACACCTCTGGTAGCAATAAATCTTTTTGCATATTCAATAAATTTTCAGGAGCATACAGCTTTTTTTTAGTGTTTTCTATATAACTCTGTTCGCCGTTGATAAGTTTACGATAGTACACCAAGACAAAACTCAGTTTTTTTGCAATCTCCTTTACGCTGTCACAGGGTTTGAAAGAATCGACTACTTTCGCGGCAAAAGAGTTTAGTTCTTTTACGCTGTAAATGCTATTTAATAAAATATCCTGGTTGATCATATCTATTGCAACTTTATAACCGGCTTTGATTCTGGATTCACTTTCTTTTGTCTGAAAAAGCAGTTTTAGCCGTTCAAACATCGTGAACGTCTCTGTTATAATGGACGCGTCTTGCATAATATAACCAATTAAATCCGGAACAAAAGTCCTAGAGTTTGTATATAGTTGTTTGTAAAAAAGTTTGTTGACTTTGTACCATGTTTTATTATTATACTTGACTTCTATAGAAGTAGCAAAAACGTTGGATACATTTGAAACAACAAAACCTTTGATACCATAATCGTGTAACCATGTCGTATCAAAGATTTTGTTTTCTGGGAAACGTACAGGCTGTCTTTCCAGAAGCGAGGTTTCTTCTTCTCCTCCGACAACCGTTTGGAAAACCGTTTGTTCCTCTATTCTGATTTTTTTCACAGTTTTGACGCGAGGAGGAGGAAAAATATAGGTTGATTGTTTCTTGTTTGTACAAGTATAAAAATCTGAAAAGATTTGTGTAAACACGGGATTGTTCAACTCTTTATTGGTGATTCCCGCTGTTTTAGCAACCCGGCGTTGTAAAAACTGAAGAGTTTCGCTCTTTAGCTTTTTCATTTCAGGGGTGTCCAAATAAAAGTTATATAGTTCGGGGGCTAACAAACCCCGGTTATCGTCTGCATATTCTTTTAAAAAATGAAGTGCTGCATACCACGGAATAAACATTCGTAGACTGTAAAACATCCTTATATTTTCAACATCTATTTCGGCCAAAATTGCGCTGGTTTGTATATCTTGTTCTTTTTCATCTCGCGATGTACTGTTCCATAAGACATCTTCCACCTTTTTACCAAAATTTTCTAAATCTATAGTATCAAGATCTATTTTTAGGTCAGATCGATCGTTTTTTCTTACGGCTTTTTGTCTTCTCCATTTTGTTTTTTTTACAAAATCGTCAATCACATATGTTAACACATTTTTGTCTACTACATTAAACACCGTCCATGGGTTGGAAAGATCAACAACTTGTTGTAAAGTTGTTTCAGTTGTTTCAGTTGTTGATTTTTTGACATTTTTTTTAGATTTTTTCTTGTCTTTCTTTTTTAAAAAGTTTAAAGCATCCATTTTCATAACTGATGATTATATGTTAAAATAGTTTTCATAACTGATCCTTTTTGCAAAACACAAGTGTGTGTTTTGAAATATCATTTCAAAACAGTAAAAAAAATCCTTGTATATTAAAAATGGCTTGTACTGGTTCTAATAGTGCATCTGGATTTATCGATCTTGCTACTTTTGATGAAATTGAAAAATATCAATACGGTAGCACCCAAGCTTTTGCGTACTTTGTACGCGAAACGCGAAAATCAACATGGTTTACACAAGTCCCCGTTTTGCTTTCCCGTGCTTCGGGCAACGGAGGGTTTGGACAAGACTGGAGCGTGACGGTTTCCCGTCAAGGCGACTATTTACTGCATACCTGGTTACGTTTGCAAACACCAGAGATTAATCTTCTACAGAGCAACAAATATGGTGCTAACGGAAGGATTAGGTGGACTAGAAATTTTATGCATAATCTTATTAAAGAATGTAACATTTCTTTCAACGATCTTGTTGCGGAAAGATTTGACAACTATTTTCTTGATTTTTGGGCCGCGTTTACTGTTCGCGCTTCTCAAAGAACTGGTTATGACAATATGGTAGGAAATATTGAAAGTCTTACGTCTGAACATGCTGTTGGAGATCCAATTCCGTCCAAAATTCTCAATCTTCCTCTTCCGTTTTTCTTTACCAGGGACAGTGGTCTTGCTCTTCCTACTGCGGCTTTACCGTATAATGAAATTCGTATTTCTTTCTGTTTCCGAAACTGGTCTGAGCTTCTTATTCTTGACAATTCTGTTCCAGTCCTTGGAACCAACCCGATTAGTGTGCCCGCGGTTGGACAGGATATTACAGCGGCTCCCGAACTTACTAACATCCAGGTTTGGGCCAACTATGGTCTCGTGTCGAACGACGAACGTAAGAGAATGGCATGCGCTCCAAGAGATATGCTTATCGAACAAGTGCAAACTGCTCCTAGGCAAGTCTTTGCTCCTGCAACAAATCCAACCCCGAGCTATGACATCCGCTTCTCTCACTCTATTAAGGCCCTTTTCTTCGGTGTGCGCAATACAACTAGTCCTAATGTTTGGTCTAACTACACGTCTGCCGCAGAAGTTCCCGGACCTCAAGTTCCAAACGTCAATCCCAGCGGCGCTTTCGATCCTATCTCAAAAACAACTCTTACTTACGAAAACACAACTCGTCTTGCAAGCATGGGTTCCGATTTCTTCTCTCTTGTTGATCCCTTTTATAAGTCTCCAGCTATTCCTTCTGTTACTGGATACCATATGTATTCTTACTCTCTGTCGTATTACGACATCGACCCTCTCGGATCTACTAACTATGGTAAGTTGAACAACGTCAGTATCAGCCCCGAAGCAAGTGCCGAAGCCAAGGTAGGCGCTGCTGGAAGCGGTATTCTAGGAAGTGGTCAGGATTATCCACAGACCTACGAATTTATCATTCTAGGTTTGAATAACAATATTATTCGAGTCAGCGGAGGTGCGCTGGGTTTTCCTGTGTTGTGATCCCAAAAGGGTTTGGGGTGGGGTTTTTTGGGGGGTTTATTACTATTTTATTTACCGGTTTTTTTCAATACTATATTTCAGTATTGAAAAATTTAACCTACAAACGTTTTCCAAATTCAAAATCATTTCCTTTAAGAATTTTTACACTTCCTTTGTCTACTTCTATAACAAATTTCAGATCTTTACGGTCATAAATCCTAAGTTCAAATACATAATGCTCTGAAACACACATTGCTTTATATTTATTTTTTTCAACATCTTGATTATAAGTATAGACAGATTTTACTTCTATAATTTTGTTATTTTCTGGAATGTATATATCTGGGTAATATAAATGTTTTTTGCCGTCAATATAGTATTCAAAAACTGGAATTTCTTCACATTCACCAGCGTACATAACATCGATATTTTCCTCTTTTAATATGTCATCGATAGCTCTGTCTTCGTATCCTAATAACATAAACGTCTGATTTTTAAAAATATAAGGTTTTCTATTAAACAAAGAAGCCGCTGCTTTTCGAAATAACATTGGACATTGCATAGCGTGTTCAGCTCCATATTTTTCCATCATTAGCCTCTTGCATTCTTCAGATTGAACAAAATATTCAGCTCCATATTTTTCCATCATCAGCCTCTTGCATTCTTCAGATTGAACAAAATATTCAGCTCCATATTTTTCCATCATCAGCCTCT